AAACAAAGTAAATTAGATAGAATACAAGAAGTTTTAGCTCAAAGAATGTCAATTGGTGCGGTGAGAATACGAGACTCCCACTATGACCTCCAGCATGAAATACTTACCTTTGGTAAAAGAATGGCCCACGATGATACAATCGATGCTCTCGCCTATGCAGTTAAGTATGCTCATCCACCAACTGGTTCAGAAAGCCAATCAGGCGAATGGATAAAAAGAAAAACAGATCAACCTAAAAACTGGATATTAGCATAATATGACGGATGAAGTAATAAAATTAATACAAGAACTTGGATTTCCAATAGCAATAGCAGTAGCATCAATAGCTATGTTAGGGTGGGTAGTGCGATACATCTTAAAAGACAAGGTAGAATCGACACTTGCAAATTTTGGGAGCAGGCATGATAATCTCATAAAAGAATTAGATGAAGTAAAAAAAGAAATGCATTTAAGATTCGACCAAGAAAGAGATGATACAGAAAAGATAAAAAAGTGGTGTAGTGAAATAAAATCAGACTTAAAAGTGTATATTGATTTAACTATGAAAGGTAAATAATGGCAAGTAAAAAATCTAAAACTAAAGCCGATAGAGTAAGAGATTTATTTATAAACTTAAATGGATCTAGTAGACAGCGTTGGGAAAAAATTAACCAACAAGGACATGACTTTTACCTGGATAACCAGTTAACACAGAACGAGCATGATACTCTTGAAAGACAAGGAATGCCAACTTTTACTATTAATCGTATCATACCAATAATTGAAATGTTAAATTTCTATGTAACAGCAAATCAACCTCGGTGGCAAGCTATCGGAGCAGATGGATCTGATGTAGATGTTGCAGGAGTTCATGCTGATGTTGCTGACTATATCTGGTATGAGAGTGATGGACAAAGTAAGTTTAGCCAAGTAGTTAACGATGCGGCAACAAAAAGTGTAGGATTTTTCAAGGTTTATGTAGATGCACATGCAGATAGAGGTATGGGAGAGGTTCGTATAGATACTGTTGAGCCATTTGATGTATTTGTTGATCCAAAAAGTAGAGATATGTTTTATAGAGATGCAGCATATATTATGGTACATAAGGTAATGCCTCAGTCGCATTTACAAAAAATATTACCCGAATATGCAAATAAAATTAAGAATGCTGGAGTAACTGAACGAGATTATTATAGTTATAGTCAAAAAACAGAAGGTGGAGACTTTCAATATAAAGATGTTATAGATGAAACATTTGATTATTTTGGCGAAGAAGACAGAAGATTAGACTATTATGAGATGTATGAAAAAGTAAAACTTCCATATATGAATGTATTTTACAGGATAGAACCATCCTCTCAAGAAGTTAGTAAAATAAGATCGCAAGTAGATAAAGAAATGGTAGAAATAGAACAAGAAGCTAATGTTCAATTACAGGAACAGCTTAATGGATTGAGGATGCAACTCGAAAATGGTGGCATAATAGAAGAAAGATATACATTAGAGGTTGCAAAATTAGAGAAAAAAACTCAAGAGGATATTGAAAATGTAAGAAATCAAAAGATATCAGCAGCGATGGACTCTGTAAGTAGAATAGAAAATAATATTGTATCAGAAAAAGAATTTAAAGTATTAATGAAAGGTGAATTAAAAAATAGTCTTATGGATGCGGTTAAGTTTTATGATTCAAGAGTTAGGCTAACTGTTGTGATAGGTGATACTTTTATCTATGATATGATGCTGGCAGGTAAGGAATATCCAATTATACCTATACATTATAAATGGACTGGTACTCCTTATCCAATGTCTGCAGTTTCTCCATTAGTAGGTAAGCAGCAAGAATTGAATAAAGCCCACCAACTAATGGTACACAATGCATCATTAGGCTCTTCACTTAGATATTTATATCAAGAAGGAAGTATAGATGAAGACTATTGGGAAAAATATGCATCAGCACCAGGAGCATTATTGCCAGTAAGACAAGGGTTTGAAGCTCCAAGTATTGTTCAGCCTGCACCAATATCTACAGCATTTGCTAATATTGTAGAAATGGGTAAACAGGACATGGAATATCTTGCAGGAATATACTCATCTATGCAGGGAGATATAAAAGCTCAGCATGAAACATTTAAAGGACTGTTAGCTAATGATGAATATGGAACTAGAAGAGTTAAAACTTGGATGAAAAATGCAGTAGAACCATCATTACAGCAGCTAGGAGAACTAGTAAGAGAGTATGCGCAAGCAACTTATAAAGCTAATAAAGTATTTAGAATAGTTGAGCCAAGTAGTAATGCTGTAAAAGAGGTTGAGGTTAATATTATACAGTATAATAAATACGGAGATGCTATTGGAAAGTTTAATGACTATGAAACAGCAAAATTTGATGTCAGGTTAGTTGCTGGATCTACTATGCCTGTAAATAGATGGGCATATTTAAAAGAACTTATGGAAATGCTTAAACTTGGCATAGTAGACGACGTTGCAGTTCTTGCAGAAGCGGATATTAAAGATAAAGAGCAAATCGCTCAACGTAAGAGTTTAATGGCACAGCTAAGGAATCAGCTAACTCAGGCACAGGAAATGATGAAAGACAAGGATGGTACTATTGAAACTCTAGAAAGACAACTTGTGCAAGCTGGAATTAAAGATAAAATTAGAATGGCTGAGCACGATATGCGTAAGCAAGTATTAGATACCAGCGCAAAACTAAAAGGAGATACTGCTGTTTCAAGGGCAAACCAGAATCTTCAAAATGAAAGATCGAAAGACATGCAAAGAAACCAAGAACAAGAGTTTAAACAGCTTATTCGAAATGGTTTGGCAGAAAAAGAACAAGGTAATAAATTACCGTAATCGTAAATATAAGGAATATACGAAAAATGGCAAAGAAAAGTAATAAAGGTAACTCGGAACAAGTTGTAGATCAGGTAATGGATACAATAAGTGAAGACTCTAATGAGAACTTTTTTGATGCATTGGATGCACAGGTTAATGGTGCGATACAAGATACCCCAGCGGAACAGGTTAAAGAGCCTGCTCCAGAGCAAGAAACTCCAGAAGTGGACTCTAGTTCTAGGGAAGTGCCTCAAACTACCAATTGGGAAGATGAGAGCAATCCGTACAAAGTACGGTACAGTGACTCAACGCGTGAAGCTCAAAGAATAAAGGCTGAGCATGATAAGCTTAAACCCTACGAATCATTGATAAACGTGTTGGAAAAAGATCCTGAATTAGTAAATGTAGTCAAAAGTTATTTATCAAATGGGGGTAAACCTAATATGAAACAAACACTTGATCTAGGTGAAGATTTTGTTTTTGATATGGATGAAGCTATATCAGATCCAAATTCTAAATCAGCACAAGTATTTAATACATATGTTGACAAAGTAGCTTCTGAAAGGGTTAATAATACTATTTCTGCAGAACGACAACGATTAGCACAGGTTTCAAAAAAGAAAAATTTGCAAAGCCAGGCCAAACAGTTTGTTGATGCAAATAAAATAAGTCAAGACGAGTTCTCTGACCTTAGTAAATGGGCACAAAACCATCAATTATCATGGGAAGATATTTATTATCTAAAAAATCGTGATATGGCTAATGCAAAAATTGCTAATAACTCTAAGCAACAAGTTTTAGACCAAATGAAAACTGTACAATCAATGCCAGCAACGGCAAGTTCAGCAGGTAGTGAAAATCCTGGAGATCGTGATCATAATGATTCTATATTTGACTTAATTCAGCAAGCAGACAATAATCTAGAAAACGTATTTAACGAGTAATCGTTAATTTAAAATAAGGAGAAGTCAAAATGGCTGATTTATTTTATACGGGTAGTACTACTTCTAGTCTGAATCTTGACACTGCTGCCAATTATGGCACTATTGATACTGGCGATTTAAGGCGAAAGTATAATTTTGGTGATAGAGTTTCAGAGCTAGCAATAGCACAAGATCCGTTTTTTCGATTTGTATCGAAATTAAATAAAAAACCAACAGATGATCCTCATTTTCAGTTTACTGAGAAGAGAGGTTCATACCATAAGCGTTATGCTTATGTAACAGACCACGGAACAACATCATCCTTGGGTAACTCTGGTGATTCGACATGGGATTCTGGAGATAGTGATCAAGGTGACACTTACTATTTCAAAATGGGTACTGACTACTTATCAGCTGGCAATCGCCAGAATGTATTTGGTCAATCTACTAATGATATATCGGTAGGTGATTCTGGAACAGCTCCAGAGTTCTTCATGGAAGGTCAATTAATTAAGATCAATACACATACAGCAGGTGAATCACCTGGTTCTGGCGGTGGAGAAGTTGATAACTATGCGGTAGTTAAGATAGAAAATGTTGATACAAGTGGTGAATTTAAAATCTTAAAAACTACTGTCATTAAAGAGCCTTTTTCAACAGCAGCTGCAGTAGAGATCGCATCATATGATACTAATACTCCAAAAGGTACAAGTATCCAAGATTATGATAAATCTATTGCATCTCAGTTAGAACAACAAAGATGCTATGTGGTTGGTAATGCAAATAAAGAGGGATCTGGATTCCCAGAAACCTGGAAAGATCAACCTTACTTACTAAAAACTGGCGCAACTCAGATTTGGAAAACCACAATGGCTATGTCCAATACTGCTCGTGCAACAGTTCTTAGATACGAAGGTAATGAGTGGGCAAGAATCTGGAAAGAAAAGCTAATCGAACATAAGTGGGATATTGAAGCTGACTTATTGTTTGGTACTCAGTATATTGATACTAATAATGGTATCCAGTATACTCAGGGTGCTGTAGACTATGTTTTGACTAATGGTAATATCTTTACATTATCAACAGCTACAAAAACAGCTGACGATTTCCTAGATGATATGTCTAACTATCTAGATCCTCGTTATAATGGCAGCTCAGCTAATGTATTTTTCTGTGATACAGAGACTTATAATTGGTTGCATAAATTAGGTGGATACTTCAAGAATAACATGGAAGTTTCTTCTAACTTTAGTGCTGATCTAGCAGTAACAGGTCGTAAAAAAGTGCTCGGTCTGGACACAACAACAATCTCAACTGTTTATGGTGACATGAATGTTGTACGTAATGTACATTTGGATGGAAGTCCTGTAAAAATTCTTGCTATGAACATGAAGAATTGTTTTTATCGTCCACTGGTTGGCAATGGTATAAACCGCGATACTGGTATTTATGTAGGTGTGCAAACACTTGAA